CACCTGACTATTAATCAGGTGCGATTGTGTTAACACACGCTCAATAACCATGTGTTCCACATATCTTGATGACGATTTGATGACGGCATAACTAATTAACTTCGGCTACTGACTACGGCAACAAACTGGCAATACGGATACGACCAGCCTATTAGCCAACTCTCCGAGTTGTTATCAGATCATTAGATCATTAGATCACTATTACCTAGTGCCTTATCTCCTTGTAATAACTCACATAATCAAACGCATACACACAACTACATAGCCACATGTTCCATGTAGCAATTAGTATCTCTTGGCTCTCTTGGCATCACATAACTATTTGATGAACATGGAACATGTATCTCTTATCTATATCTCTCTCTCTATTTAGTTATTACTGGAAAAAAATACTTCGGCGCAATTTCCCACATAACTAATTAACTAAACATCTCTCACAAAGCGCACACACTTAACTAACTAACTTGATGACCAACTCCCAAAGTTAGTTCGCAACTAACTATCTATTCGACCCCTGAAGTTAGTTCGCAACTAACTCGCCACCACCACCACTTCCGCCACCATAAGTAAGTTCCAATTTCTCGAACGGGTGTTCGAATAGTTAGTTCCAGCCCAGTTCGCCAGTTAGCCCCCACGCTCAGGCTCTCAAACTCAGGTAGCCCTGATCGGGCTTCTATGGGGGCTTATAGCCCTGATTAGCCATGAGCCAGCGTGTTCCACGCCCACCCCACCACACGCCACTCTTATCAGGTGGTCAAGGTCAACTGGATTTTCTGCTACGATTTGCTCAGGCACACAACGATAAAAGTTTGATCTTTTCAGAAACCTCTAGGGGCAAAAGATCAATAATTTTCAAGTGAAAAAAGCCTAGATAGAGATTGAACTCTAGTGAACTTAATAAGTCATTAAATCCTTCGGGAACTTATTAAGGTGATAGCAAATCAATCAACTATTAATTACATAGAGAATTAGGCAAACATAATCAATATGTTTTCTATTAATTAATCATGGATAGTTTTGTTAATAACAAATGCCGACAGTATCCAATCTGATCTAAGCACTAAGAAGTTAATTAATAATAAATAAAATAAACATATTGCTATATGTGTTTTCTGCTATTACTGGCAATAAATAATCTGCGAATTATCTTTGCCAGTAATAGTGGTGAATACATAACACTTGTATTCAATCCAACTTAATATCGAACTTAATTCCTTCCCCCCAACAAAAGGAATAAGTAATGAAAACAAATACATACATAAATACAAACGGAAATATCGTTGCTACTGGAACAATCTCAATTAACTTAATTGATCTTGTTCTATCTGACGGAACTCGGTTCTTTTCTACTCGTTCCGACAACTACACCCTTGATGTTTTGAAAGACTTAAACATCAGCAAAATAGTAAAGGGAATAAAATAAATGGAAAACAAAAAGATGATTATTAATGATCTAACTTTTGATGAAGTTGGATTACTCCACACTTCATTAAAGGGCATGATTATTAAAATGAAAGAACTTGATTGTCCTGAGTTCTTTATTGAACTGGCAATACCTTTGTTCAATCAAATCGAGATTATTCTTGATGAGAAAGTGGCTGAACAAAAAGCGTTTAACAACTTGGTCAACGATCAACTTGATGATGTTTTACTTGCTTCATCAATCATTGAAAAAGACCCTGATGTGGTAATACCTGAATACAAATAAATAGGTTTGTGTTAGCAATATCCGATTAAATAGTCTTGGGCAATTTTCTGAAAATCAAATGGTTGCTATTAATCCTTTGCGTCTTGTTCCTTCATTTATGAACGACAACAGATTAGCCAATTCGACTATAAAGAAATCCATAATAGATAAAGAGATCGTCTTTACTCCGTTATTGCTAACACAATTCAATTCCCCAGTAATACAAACCAACCAACAAACAGAAACGGAAAACAAAATGACTACAACAAATAACAAATCCTTCTTTGTTCCTTCGCTGGAACAAACTGGGCATTACATTGAACGATCTTTCGGTGGCGGTATTACTGAAACTCAGATGTATGACTACGCACTTGAAAACAAAATGAATGTGTTAATTGAAGGTGATGCTGGAACTGGTAAAACAACTTCCGCTATGGCTTACGCATCAAAACGCAAAATGAACTTCTTTGCCGTTCCTTCTAATAACGCACTCGATTTCACACAATTAACTGGCGGTCTATTTCCTGATAGCAAAGGCGAGTTAAAGTGGATTGACGGCGCAATTACAAAGATCGTTCGTGAAGGTGGCGTGTTATTAATTAACGAATTAAACAACGCACCAAAAAACCTTTCACAATATCTAATGAGTTTATTAGATGATCGCCGATCAATTACATTAATGAGCCACGACAACGAAGTTATCCATGCTCACCCTGATTTATTAGTGGTTGCTGATATGAACCCTAACTATCGTGGAACTCAATTACTTAATGAAGCGTGGAAAGATCGTTTCGCAATTAAGTTAACTTACAACTACGACACAAAGATTGAAAAGCAAATTATTAATTCAGGTTCATTACTGGAACTTGCTAATGGTATGCGTTCAACGCTTCGTGTTAATGATGCTTCTAATTCATCAACCATATTTGAAACCCCAGTATCAACTCGTATCTTAAAAACATTCGAGAAACTTGCTAAGGGTCTTTCTTATGAGTTTGCTAGTGAAGTGTTTGTTAATAACTTTGCTGATGATGAGAAACCAGCAGTTCGTATGTTGCTAGAAGGTAGCGAATACAACATCAAATCCGATCTCGGATTACTTGAACCAGTTAACGCTTAGTTAGGAATAAATAAATGGATTATCCATTCTTAGATTTAGATACGGCTTTAGCCCAATCTGATCTAAAAAATAAGGAGAAACAAGAAGCGGAAATTAAACGCCAAAGAGTTGAACGATTTGCTCAATTCTTTGGCAGAGTTAATTCCGCATTAACACTTCGTAAGGTTGAAGTTAAAGTTGAACATGCGGATATAAACGCACCTGCTTGGTCAGGTGCTTCTCATGTTTGTTTTAATTCACGATTACTTGGCAATCTAAATACACCAAAAGAGATTGCTGGATTGCGTGGACTTGATCTACATGAAGTTAGCCACATTCTTTATACACCAAGAGAAGGTTCTGAAATCTTTGAATGGTGTAGAGATAATGATTATTTATTTGCTTACAATGCGTTAGACGATCAACGAATTGAAACTTTATTTACAACTCGTTATCCGTCAACGATTGATTGGTTCACATCAACAATTCTTATTCATTTTGTTGATGACCCAAAAGCATTTGAAACTTCGTATGGCTTATTGCGTGGTCGGCAATATCTACCAACTGAATTGTTGGCACGATCACGCAACGCATATAAGTTCCAAGATCAATTAGATGAAATCTGCGAAATTGTTGACCAGTATCGTGTATTAACTTTTCCTGATGATACTGAATTAGCAAAAGATTTAATCAAACGATTTGATGCGTTAATGCCAAAACAAGAAGTTTCCCAAGACGGATTAGCAGATTGGGAAAAAGATTTACTTGGTAATGGTGGCAAGAAAATTATGATCTCAATTAAATCTCCATTCGGTCATGGTGATAGACCACATGAAGGTATAGAGAGTTCATCAACATCTCGCCCAGTTCCACCAATTCAACAAAAGCGTGATCGTGATAGGGCTAAAACAAAACCTATTAAAGATGATGCTAAATTGGCAGAGCAATTAAAATCGCAACCAGTAATTGAAATTGATTTAACTAATCAAAATAAAGATACTGGTAATGGTAATACTGCTGGTAATCAAACTCCTGATAACCAATCTGCGTTAAACGATATGTTAAATAAGATATTGGATAACCAACAGATTGCTAACGAGATCAACGACATCATTAGACAAATTGGTGGCTTACCTTCTCTTGCTACTAATAATTCTAAAGAGCCACATAAATCTCGGTATCAAAATCAAAATCCTGATGCTAAAACTTTCCAAGCATCTCTATCTTTTAGTAGAGAGTTGGAAAGATTAAAAGCAACCTTTGACCCTGCTTGGAATAAATACCAATCACAAGGTCGCTTACAGGCGCATAGATATATGCGTGGTGATGATTTAGATACGATTTTCGATCAATGGTCAGAAGGACAAGATGATGCCACAGAGATCGAGTGCGTAATTCTTTTAGACAATTCAGGTTCAATGAGTGGCAGTAAAGAAACTTCTGCTTATCGGGCTATGTATGCGATTAAAAGAGCATTAGATCGCATTAACGCAAACACCACAGTAATTACATTCAATACGCATACAAACATTTTGTATCGTGCTGATGAAAAAGCAACTGGTGTAATTCGTAATGCTGGCTCTCAGGGTGGAACTAATCCAACAGAAGCAATTACTTACGCAACTAAAATACTTGCTGAAACTGAAAAGCCAGTTCGTATTTTCTTTGCTATTACTGACGGAGAGTGGGAACACTATTCCGTCAAAGAAAATGATGAAGCAATTAAGAAACTAGGTAATGCTGGTGTATTAACTGCTTTTGCTTATATTGCCGATCAAGATGAAAAAGTAAATCTTGATAAAGAAAAATCGCACTATTGCGAAATTGGTGCGGTTGTAAATAATCCCCTTAACTTAATTGGCATGGCTAAATCAATCGTAAAATATGCGATTAGTCGGCGATTAGTTAACGCTTAACAAACAAATGTGGTGGAACATGGTCGGGGGGCTATGTTCCACCCTTCTAACTAAGGAGAATAAATAAATGAAATCAGCAGAACTAAAAGTAGGAATTAAATATGGCGTAATTCCAGCATGGGATTACTCATCACAAGATAAGAAAAATCCTGATCGTGTTCAACGCAATCATGTTGCTAACGCAACTCTTGTATCAACTGATAAATATGAATACAAAGTTTATAGATCAGATAAACAAGATGATGCTCAATTTGCGCCAGCAAATAAGGGTTCTCGTAATGTTGGTTATTTAGTTTGTTCTGACGATTATCTTAATTCAGGACAGGCACAATCAATTATTTATTGGTTGGCTCGACCACAAGATATTGTTGCTGAATACGCAACTCTTGAACCAAAGTGGGCGTTAAGAGAGCAACAAGAATTACTGGAACGCCAAAAGCATGAAGCGGAACAAAAAGAGCGTGAACGCAAACAACGAGAAGCAAGGGAATATCACGAAAGAGTTTCTGCTTCTTTAATGGCATCACTTCAAACAATTCTTGGTGATCGTGCTAATCACATAACAGTTGACCAGCGCAATCGCAGAGTTGGAGATAATTACATTGAAGTATCAGAGATGAGTATTGATCTCAAAACTATGTCCATATTAATCGAGAAAGTTCTTGAAGCAAAAGACTTGGTGGGTTAATGACTACACAAACAATTACTAAAGATAGTTTTTATCTTGAACGATTAAAAACTAAGTTTAATAGTGGTGAAGCCTATTGGAGTGTTGGAGAAGCCAGCACTCTAATTTGGCAACCACATACTCGCAATAGGTTTGAGTTATTAACTCAATCTAAATTAGTTGATATAACTTTTGATGAACAGACCTACAAAGGTTTTCAATTAATAACTATTGGGTTTAATTATGAGTTCAGAACAGTTTTGGACTTAACTGGAAATACAACCGATAGTTATTTGGCTGACGATCAAATTGGTGGATACATGAATGATGTTAGATCATTTGTTTATTACGAAAGTATTTCTTACGAGATTGGTGGCGTTGGAGATAGCCAACAAAACTTACAATGGTTGGGTAGTGGTGCTTCACTTTATATGTATGGCGGTGATACTGACCCAAATAAAATGATTAAAAAATGCCAAAAGAAATTAGATTTATTTTCACAGATTTTAGATGTGAAAGATGAATTGATTTCTATTACTGATGAACGGATTGGTTCATATGACGCAAAAAATCCTTACAACATTAATGTTGGAGATCAGGTGTTTATTCAGGCACATGGTCGTTTGCGTAAAGGCAAGATCATATCTACAACTGGTAGCCGATTTAATGTTGCTTACCTAACTCCTTCAAATCACAATGATTTGAAATATAAAACACTTAGATTGGATTGTTTGTGGCTACCAAATCCATAACTAAATCAAAAAAAACCAAAATGTGTATTGGTTGTTTTACTGATTTACCTTTTAATCGGTTTAATAAACATACGCAAGGTAAATACAAACTTAGGGCAAGGTGTAAATCTTGCTTTGCCCTAATGCGTAAAGGTTCAGCAAAACGCATGGCAGAAAAAAAAGAATTACACGCTAAAGGTAAAAGGCGTTGTAGTTATTGTCGCAAAATTAAACCAGTATCTAAATATCAACCTAAACTCCACGCAAGCGGTAATAGGGGCTATGAAGGTGCGTGTAAGCCATGTGTATCTATCAGACAAGCCGAGAACCACAAACAAAACCACAAAAAAGTTAGGGAGTTTGTATTTAATTATTTATTACAAAATCCTTGTATTGATTGTGGTGAAACAAATGTATTGGCTTTGGAGTTTGACCATTTACATAGTAAAAAGTTTAATATCGGAACTGCGGTTGGAAACAACTTACTTTCCACAAAAATTAAATCAGAAATAAAAAAGTGTGTAATTAGATGCTCTAGTTGCCACCGAATTAAAACTCATCAAGAACAAAATAGTTGGAGATACCGACTTGTTATGGAAAGGAGTGCTTAAATGAAATCAAAGACTTATTACCGAGTTCGAACTGCGGTGCGTATTCTATTTTGGAGTGCGTTCTTGGCTGGAACTTACTACTTAGCAACTCACATTAATTGGGTGGGAGATCATTACTGCTTTGGAACTTTTGATGAGTGTTATTTTGGTGGTAAGTAATGTATTGCCACTATTGCTCTAAAAAGGGAATTGATCTTGTATTACCTAACTTATTAAGAACTAATCAAGAGATTATTATGAACTCTATTATAGTTTGTGAAAGTCATAAGGAGTTAGGAATAAAACAATTAACAAAAGAAAAAATATATAAAGGGGGTAAATAAATGGGTTATGTAGAGATTGTTAGGAGAGTTCAAGATCACGAATTAGATACTTGCGATCAATGTAATCAACAAGGCGTTCGAGAGAACGGCAAAACAATTACTGATAACTATTCACAAGATATTCTTTGGTTCTGCTACAACTGCGTAGAAGCACAAAAGAGATCACTCTCCCGATAACTTAGAATTGTTGGGTAGGCGTTAACACAAGATTTGTCGGGGTTCTTTCATTCCCCACTCCTTTCACTTGTGAAGGGCGGTCAAGACTTTTAATATCCTTAAATTGCTTTGGATAATAAAACGAGCCGTATCTGCGCCTATTCAACTCCTACTAGATTGGACTAACTAATGTTTAATGAAAATGAAAAGAAAAAGATAGTTCACCAAAGAATTGCGTATCAAAAATCTTTATCAGAAGTTGCTCGTATGTTTGGAACTTCAAGAATACAGATCAGAAAGATAGAAACAGAATATCTAAACCAATTAAAGGAGAATACAAATGGCTGATGATTTACTTGATGAAAGTTTATTTGATGAAGTGTTCGATACTGAACCAGTTTGTAATTGTGATTGCGGTTGTGAAGTTCCAGTAATGGGTCAATGCGTTGATTGCGGTAGTGATACTGGGCATCAAAACAACAATGGATTGCCTAAATATGATTACTTAAATGAATTATTTACTACAAAGGAGAACCAATGAACCAAGAACAATCAGATTTAATTAAATCTATTAATTTTGCGAACGAGTTTATTAAAATTGTTCGTGGATTTAAGGTTGACCAAGATCGTAAAGATAGTTTGCCCCAAGAAGTTAAAGAGTATTTAGCCAATGAACATCTAAACAAAATGATTTCAGATCAAAACTTAGAACCTGAAATGTTGGTTTGGGGTTTGCTTCACATGATTGAAATACTCTTAAATGTTGCTGAATTAGAACCAACTGATCTAGTTGAAATTATGGATAAGTTTGTTGAACAAATATCTAATAGTAATGGAGATCAAACATGACTAGACCAAAACACTTAACAATGGCTAAACCAAGAAAAGTTGGTAAGCCAGTTGAACTTAATACTCCAACACCACGCAATATAAATGATGCGCCATGCCAAACAGTTGACCCTGAAACCTTTTTTCCTGACCCAACTGATCTTGCTGGTATTGAAAAAGCCAAAACTCTTTGTGGTAATTGCGATCAAGAAATTAAAACTAAGTGTTTATCTTTCGCACTATCTAACAAAATCCATTACGGAATATGGGGTGGATTAACTGAGATTGAACGCAAAAGTGTTCTCCGCAAACAATATAGGGGTGGTATCAATGACTAAATGTGATTTATGTTATGAACCAATTAATACAAAAACTTGGTTAACAACTTGGGATAGCGATATGGAACTAACTCTTAATGTATGTAAATGGTGTAATCCAAGTGAGTTCAAATTATCGTCAGAAGTAAATAATGGTTAATACATTTATTCCTTATCCTGATTTTACTAAGTCTGCTAAGGCTCTTGATTACAGGCGATTAGGTAAGCAACGAGTTGAAGCGTGGCAAATACTTAGGGCATTAATGGGAATTAGTCAGGGCTGGCGTAATCACCCTGCTACAAAGATGTGGCGTGGGCATGAGAAGGCTTTGTGTGAATATGGAATTGCGATCTGCCAAGAATGGGTAGATCGTGGCTACAAAGACACCATGTTGCCCCAGTTCGTAGCACTACACCCAACCTTTCCTGATACTGGATTACCTTTTTGGTTTGGTAATCAATTAATTCACCAATCGCATCAAAGTAATTTAATGCGTAAAGACCCAAACTATTATGTATTTAATGTGCCTATATTTTTACCTTATCTATGGGCTGATACAGAAACTCAAACTACAAAGTGGGGAACTAAACCTAATGAAACTAAGCAGAAAGTTGTTAAATAAACATGAGCGAATGGCTAACAAATACAGATATAGCAGAGATAACTGGGTTGAAGTTAGAAACTCTACACAGTTATCTAAGTCGAAACACCCTTCCCAAGCCCGACAAATACATGGGGAGAACTCCAGTTTGGAAATCAGAAACAATAAAAGAATGGGCATCAAATCGAGAAACGGAGATAACTAATGAATAAAGATCAAGCAATTAAAGAAATGTTAAATCTACGCCAAGTATGGGAACATGAACAACAATATACACAAGCAGACGGCAATTCAGATTACGCAACTTACAAGGGTGCTATTAATGCGATTGATGTTGCGATTAAAATTGTAAAGGAGATAAATTAATGGGTTTAGATATGTATTTGTATGCTGAAAAGTATATGGGTAATAACATAGATCAAACTGGTTCTTATGCTGAAATTAAAAATCTTGCTGGATTAAAAGATTTACCAACTCCTGATTTTTCTAATGTAATTGTTAAATCAATGGTTGGTTATTGGCGCAAGGCAAACGCTATTCATGGTTGGATTGTTGAAAAGTGTGGCAAAGGCGTTGATGAGTGCCAAGTAATCTATTTAGGTTCTGATGATTTGATAAATCTAAGGAATGATTGTATTAAGGCTTTGGCTAATCCTGATCGTGAATATCAGATTGAAAATCCAAAAGTTTTATATCAATTATGCGATTACTTAAACAGTTTAGAAACTGAACTTAATCCAGCAACTTATGAAAACCCACTTCCACCAGTTGAAGGGTTTTTCTTTGGTGGTAATGATCTAACCGATTATTACTATCACAAATTGGAATACACAGTTGATTTGATTACTTCTCTACTAGAGAGCGATCAAGAACTGAGTTTTAGTTATCAAGCCAGTTGGTAGAAGGGAAACTTACAATGGATATTCTTTGTAATAATTGCGGATACGAAGTTGATGAAGTAAATCCAAAAACTAAGTTCTGCCAAACTTGCCACAATGCTTATGATCTAGGTTTTACTGACGGCACAAACCAACCGAACTAACTTTATTCAAATCCAGAAAAGTTAGTTCACGCTCAACAACTAACTTGTCTGGTGTTCCACCAAGTTAGTTCCAAGCCTGACCGCCTAATTCCCTATGTAGCCAATAGTTCAGCCCTTAATCCGATTTGGATTAGGGGCTTATTTTTTGATTAAGAACCTACTGACCAGTAGTATTACTCACCAGTAGAAGCGGTATTACTCGCCAGTAGGGGGAACTATGGCTTATGTGAGTGAGCGCAACGGCAGATTTACAGGCTATTACAGGCTTGGAAATCGGCGTATATCGGCTGGCACATGGGCTAATGAAACCGAAGCCATGTATCACGCCATTCAGGGGGAGAAGCATGGCTCTATTACCCCTTTAAGGGCTAATTTGAAGGTGGGCGATTATGTAGATCAATGGCTGGCGGTATCTGATCTCATGCCGATCACAAAGAAGGGCTATAAGTCGGTTTTAACTAGATTTGTAATTCCAGTTATAGGAGATCGAGAACTAACTTCCCTGAAGTCATCAGACTTAGTGAAGTTAATTGATGATCTCAAACTAAGTGGGGTAAAGCCCGCAACGCTCAATCAAGTTAAAGCATCTCTTGGCTCTATGTTTTCAAAGTTAGTTAATGCTGGAAAAATGGAACTTAATCCTACTCATGGAATTAAGATCAAAATTAATCATGCCGATATTTCTAGCGTATTAGAGCCTGACGAGTTCAAAGAGATAGTGAAGCACCTACCAACCGAAGGAACTAAGTTATTTGCCCAGTTTCTAGTAGCAAGTGGGTGTCGCTATGGAGAAGCAACGGAAGTAAGAGCAAAAGACATCAATTTCAAAACTGGCGAGATATTTATTCAAAGGCGAGTTAGTGATCTAGGCAAGGCGTATAACAAAGGTGAGAGATTTCTAGTTGTAGATGCCACAAAGTCGGGGCAAAAGCGAAGCATAATGATAAGTAAAGCCCTATTACAGCAATTAAAAGCGTATGTCCTAGCAAAAGGCATAGCAAAAGATGACCTCATGTTTCCAAGAACAATACTATTAACGGAGAGTAAACTTAAAGGTTCACAAGGCGCAAAGCCCTCTCGACCATTCGAGAAAGGCGGAAAACAGTTCCAGCATGGAACTCTCTACTCCTATACACATGGGGGTTGTAGATGCGAAGGGTGTAGGCAAGCAGTAGGAAACTACCGCAAAGCCAAAGCACAAGCAGAAGCACTAGCAGAAGCAAAGCAGGTAGGAAGCCGAAGCCGTAAGGCAAAGCAGAAGCATCAGCAGAAGCAAAAGCAAGGGAGTTTCATCAACAATATGAGCCACATGCCTCGTGATGTATGGAGAACAACATGGAACAAAGCAATAGACAAGTCCGCAATCGGCTGGTTTCCTAGAACTCACGATTTACGACATGCCAACGCTACGCAGTTGTTAAAGAACGGCGTAGATGTCCATGAAGTAAAAGAGCGATTAGGACATCAATCGATCAAGACGACAGAGCGGTATTTACACCGCCTTCGTTCACACCAGTCAAAGGCATCTGAAAGTGCTAATGGCTATTTGGAGTGATGATGAAAGAAAAAGCAAAAGAAAACGCAAGAGCAGTAGAAAAGATTATGGTAGAGCAGAAAAGCAAAGCCATATCAAAAGCAAAAGCACTAGGAATGAGTGGACTTACACTTATTTTGAGTTTTGGAATAGTGGTCTTTGGAACAACCGAAGCCGTATCCCCAACACAGGCGGAAGCCGTAGTGGTTAAAGAACAAAAGAAAGAAGCAACTTTGAAGAAGTATGAAAACGCTCATACCTTGACTGATACTGAATTAGTCGAGTTGCTTCGTGCCATAGGCTTCGAAGGTAAAGACCTTCAAGAAGCATGGGCAGTTGCTAAGAAAGAAAGTAATGGGCGACCTCTTGCTCATAACGGCAACACAAACACAGGCGACAACTCTTGGGGCATGTTTCAAATAAACATGATTGGAGAGTTGGGAGAAGATCGTAGAGATAAGTTTGGTTTAGAAAGTAATGCCGAACTGCTCGACCCTGTGGTAAATGCGAGTATCGCCTATTACATGAGTAAAGGCGGTAAAGATTGGAGTGCTTGGCATGGGATTACCCCAAAGACTGAACAGTTAATGGAGAAGTTCCTTAAAGTAAAAGCAAAGCAATAGCAGAAGCCATAGCAGAAGCAAAGTAAAGCAAAGCAATAGGAGAAGCCCCATCAGAAATGGTGGGGCTATCTCAGAACTAACTTACCTGGAAGCCAGGAGAAGTTAGTCAGTTAGTTAGGGGCGGATATGAAAGAGCATCAATTTGTAGATCGTTATGCTGAGTTAGACCCACGATACATAAAGCACAAGCAAAACCAGTATAAAAACTATCACCAAGAAGAATTAAATTTTATTCCATATACCGAAGAATTGTTCTGGAATAAGTTAATTCATTTAGGTTGGAGAAAAGACCATACAACAACAGAGTGTTTGGTATTAGTCTGTCCTGCATGTGAAGAAGCCATAACAAAGGTAGTCCTTAAAGATAATATAGACATTAGACCCTTATTAAAGATTGAAGACAAAGTAAAGATTCACCAGACAGCCTATTGCAAAGCAACAGCAAAGGAAAGCAAAGCCATACCAGAAGGCAAAGCAATACCAAAAGGTTATTGATTGTCTTTAATTAGCCTAACTTCGCAAGCATCAGTTGTGCAGTAAGCCTCACCAATAGCATCAGCAGCCATACCAGCGTAGACACCAGACAAATCAATAGGAAATAGTTTCATAGTTCCTTCTGCTTCATACTCTTCAGCAGTGATTTGGGTATAAGGCATCTGAGGATACGTAGCATTACCAGAAGGTAAGAAGGACACGGTCTTAAGTTGTCCGTCATACATATGCAAAGCCGTACCAATAGCCGAGGCTTCTTTTTCTGAATCAAAAGAAATAGTTACAGATACAGAATTATCTGACCAGTATCTTTGTGCAGTAGCGGCAAGTGCCATTTTTTCATAAATGCTTACGTCTTTTTCAGAACGTTTAGCATTAGATTTAATTGGGAAGAAAACAACAGAAGTCGTATCAGGAGATTCACTTGCTGGTTCTACTCGGTAATTAGCCAATTTAAACAAAGGAAGCATTGGATCAGAGTTGGCAAATCGAATAGCACGGTTAAAGTACTCACCACCTACAGTCCAATGAACGCCAGGTGATTCACCTGCCAAGATGCTAACTGTTCCACTTGGTTTAACTGTAGTCATCTTTATAGACTCACGAATACCAAGCCACTCTGAATAGGTATTGTCATAAGTTTTAATTACCTTGTATCCTTCATCCATCCAATTACGTAATGTTGGTAACCCTTTGTTATCTGCAAAGTTAGCCACTCCTGAAACAGAAGTTCCAATGCGCCGATTTCTTTGCATAATGGCATTGGTCTCTTCCCAATGTGTAGGGATCAAAGTTACGGTTTTAGCATATAGATAAGCAAACTTTAAAGTTCTTTTAAAGTCTTCTAAATCGGTATGTCTATTTAAATAAGTTTCAACTAAAGTACAGCATTCATATGATTCTAAAGATTGTTCAGCGCATGGGTTGTACCCTGTAATGCGCCAATCTTTATTGTTCTCAGGATCAGCCAATCGACCGTATTTCCTAGAGATATCCATCCATACAACTCCTGGTTCGCCATTTCGAGCAATACCATCAATGATTGTGTCTAAGTTATCTCCTACATTTACTGAAACAGAATTGTTTGACATCCATGCCCAGCCAGGTTTTGCTGGATCATAAGAGTTACGTTCTGGAAATACCTCTGAATTTTTTAAATTTAAAAAATCAGCATCATCAATTCGACCAATAAGTAATTCAGCAGACCGCCGAACATTACCAGATACAACACACACCCCGATAAGATTGCCAATATCAGCGATATCAATACGGGTAAGTTTCTGACCAGAACGTTCTTTGAAGATTCCATCAATGTAATCATGTAACCTAATGAGAGGCTCTGGACCTGCTGCTGTTCCACCAAATGTTTTGATAGGTTCGCCTGCCTTGCGAATTTCTGCATAGTTAAACCTAGGACGTTTTGAATCTGGTCGTAGGTAAGAGTTAATAAGCGTGGACGTTGATTCGACCCAGCCTTCTCTGGTATCTGGAATGACATATGTTTCCCCCTCTTGTGGTGCATAAATATTGAAGTCTTTATCGGCGCCCTTGTCGTCAAACCCAACTCCTACTCCAAGCATACTTGCCTCCATTAAAAATGCAAAAGGCTTGGCTGGGTCAGTCTTGGTCATGGAGCCTGTAGAGACAAAAGCACAGTTTTGTAAGGCTGCTGAATTACGCTTTTCGTTTACTAAAGAGGTTCCCATAACCCAGAGACCCCTACCTGGAGGAGTCCATTTTAAGTTCCATAAACGATCAAAGGCTTCTTTGGCTGAAGCGGCTGCCTTTGCATCTGACCAAGGTAGTCGATTTGTTTTAGCATGATCTTTTTGCAGAGAGTACATTCCATTTATGACTCTCTCACATACGTCAACCCAAGTTTCTTTAGTACCATCTGGTTTAAGTCGTGAATAGGTCCTAAGAAAAGTTATTTCACCAACAGAGTTACCTGCGGCATCTTGATACCCAAACGGTGCTTTTAAAGTTTTATATGGAGCAACAAACTCTTCGGCTAATTTAAAAGAAAACAACTCAATGACCCCCTACTATTTAGACTTGGATGCAAATACCCCTTGATGGGAATGCGTATTGTGACGGGTCTTAACCTATCACACACTTGTTAACTTGGTAGAGTGCTTATGGCTTAGACAAAAGGGTAAAGTCCCCTCCACTATGTTCCATTACACTCCACTTGCTATTATCAGATAACTACTCTTCTATAGATTGTTGAATAATTTTTGTTACAGTGTCTTCTTTTAAAGCATCAGGTAGTTCTCTAAGAGCCTGTGCTCTGTCGCCAAAGATTGCAGAAAGGACTCCTCCAGAACTTTGACGTTCTGCAGTGATACGAACAAACTCTCTGTTTTCTTCTAGTTCTTTTAAGTTACCCACAAGTTTAAACAAACGATCAATTTCTTGAGATACATTGGGATCAGCATACCCGCCATTCATTTCTTCTGCAAAACGCATAAAAGCCACTCTTTGGCCTTGCATTTCAATGATTGCGTTAAGTAAAGCCTTAAGTTGATCTTTAGTCTTTACTTCGACAGGAAGGTTGAAAGCACAACTGTTGTCAGGCTTGAAGGCAGGACAGTTCGAGGCAACAAAGCAAGTGTTACATTGACGAAGTGACGAATGCTGATTGTTAATGATCGGAACATCTTTAAGAACATCTTTTCCTTCTTCATCGGTTTCAACTATTGTCTTCATTTTATACCCAAAGACAGGTAAGTTTTGAACCTCTAAAGGGTCTCTTTGTATAACTTCATTCGCAGAAGTTTTCCGCACATCTACAGCACTGTTATCAGAAGAGGGCAAATCAAATCCCATTAAACCTGTTAACAACTCATCGCTGTTATCAGATACTTTCTCTTCTTTACCGCCATTAATGATGTGAAAATTTGGACTTTTTTTATCCATAGACTCCTCTAATCGTTTGTAAGACCATACAGCAACTTTAGTTGCTTCAAGGGTACCATCCTGGACAAACTCTAAATAGTCTAGTCCAGCCTTTTCTACAATTGGTTTGTATCGTGGTCTTGCTTGATCCTTCATTCTCTTTGGGTAACGAACTAACTTAGTTCCATCCCAGATAATAGTTTCACCTCTTCGCATGGGGGATAACCAAGACAATGTGCTGGCTGTGGCAAATGGTATCTGTCTCAGATTGTCTGGCTTAGCACACCCAAGGGCGTGATAAGTGGTTCCAAACTGCTTAGAGTAACTCCTTGTAACTGCTGCTAAATTAGTTACTGACTCAATTTCAGAATAAGGAATTACTACATTTGTATACTTTTCAGAAATATCTTTAAGGTTTAACAAGCCATACTCTTCATGCCATACCACCCATAAATTTGGGTCATTACTAAAAAAGGGGCGTTGTTTTTCTACCCAATCTAATCCTAAAATAAGTGAATCAAACTCTTGAAAAGCCTCTGCTCTGTCAGCATTGTTAACTAAGAACTCTTGATAGTCTGCGGCTATTTCGAGTAGTTCATCTTTAGATAGTCCTGCTTTGTCCGCTTGTGCTGCGCCAGATTCAATATAGACTTTAGTTTCTGGAGTAAAATGTTCGCTAATAAGCCAGAGTTTAGTCTTTGGTAAACCACGTTTCCTAAGACCCCAATAGTTGAGTCCCATCGACTCAACTTTCTGACCTTCTAACAAGGTGCGGTTTGAACCAACCTCAGTTCCTGAAAAGATTAATTTAGTCATCCCAGAACTCTAGTTCTTTTGGATTGGCTGCATCCTTTGAACGAGCAATGTTTACTCGATTAATAGACTCCTCTATTTGATTCCAAGTTCTAACTTTCTTAGGGGCATCTGGTCGACGCTCAACAGATAAATAGCCTGGATTCATAAACATAACTGCAGGAATGCCTTGTTCTTCAAACACCCACGCACACATGGCAGGATCAGAATCTACATACATCTCAATTGGAGCACGACTACGACTCATAACAAACTGACGTTTTTTTAAGTCTTCTCCTTCTAAATGAAAAGAATAGTCAATTAAGTCATCATAGTTAATAATTCCATGAGAGTTAAGCCAATGTTGGGCATCTTCAGTTTTTCTAGACGTCATAATTGCTACACGATTATTTATATTTAAGGCATAGTAAAGCATTACTCCTGCTCGGATTGGTTCACCTGAGTCCGAACTAAGTACGCCATCTAATGATACGAGTATGTTAATTAGTTATCCTTTTGCTCGGTATGTTGCCGCTCTACGAATTAAGGTCTGAGTATCTGGCAGTTCAATGCCGTAAGTTTCGTCTGCTTGTTTTGCTTTGTATGCTGACCAGTACTCAGAGAGTTGTTTTAATGCAGGAACTGTTCCGTATTTTTTACCAGCCTGCCATCTATAGTTATAGAAATCTTCATATCCTTTACCATCTGGTCTAAAAGCATAGCGACGAGAATGGTGTATGTCTTCAAACAAGGCTGAACCTTGCATCAAAGCCATTTGTAAACCAACTTCAGCATTACGACGAGATGCTGGATTTTTTGCACCCTGTAAATCTGTTAAGTACTTTGAGTAACGCATAATAATTTCTGATGCCATAGAAGTATCTTTTTGAATTAATGATTCCCATGCTAAATTTTGTGTAGCGCCTTGATGTTTTGGAAACACTGTCCACTCATTGTGGTTTAAATCGTATGCAGCATAAGGATTAATTGTTCTGATATCCGTTGCACCAGGGTTAACATAAAAAGTTACTTCAAAACCATTCCAGTTAGTCATTTCAGGTTGTAAGTGTTCTCTAAAATCTTCATTCAACATTTTGCTAATTTCAATATCTGATAATCCCATATATTCTGGATGGGCTTTTCTGAAGGAAATGTAATCAACACCAATAAGAACATCTAAATCGCCTGGTTCTCGGTCTGCTGACCATTGAAAAGATACTGCTGATCCTGCGATCCACACTCTTGTCCATAAATCTGGGTGACGATAAACATCATCTAAAAATCCATATAATTTTTGAAGAATACCGTTACGGACCCAACCTTTTAAGGTTGTATTAACAAATAATTGAGGATCTAGTTCTTCTTCAGGATCAGAAAAATAAGATGTAGACGAGGCCTGTAGTTGAACAGGATTAACCAGATTGCTTAAATCACTCATAGACATAGTCTATGGCTCTTTAGGCCTGTGGGGTATCTATGCCTCTTTCGCTTAAAGCATTTATCAATTTTTCCTTGAATTCTGCAACATTGTCCTTTGGTTGCAGACTTGCCAATACAGTACGTGCAACTCGATCAGCCAATAATTGGCTTTCTATATCGGAGACCAACTCTCGGCTTGTTTGATAGATATCAAAAGTCGTGGCTTTACGTTGGACGGCTTTGTTTGGTTCAATAACCTCAGTAAAAATTGTTCCATCTAACCTAATGCCTACGGTATAGGCTGTTTGAACTACTTCATTTTCAGACATCATTCTATTCCCATCAACTTTCTTTTTCGTTGTGCTACAGATACTGCTACAGGACAAAAGTCGCACAAATAAGTTTTTGGTCCTGCGGATTCTTCGTATTTTTCCATGCCTTCGGCTCGTCGTTCTTTAATGGTTTTAGGCACTAACATCTTGTCTTTAATATGCCAATCTGAACAGCCATCTTTTGGTTTGTTATGTTGTCTATAACAAGTCATTGCATCTTCCATAAAGGTAGAACGAGAGTCATAAAAAGTATCGTCTACTTCTGCAATACCAGCAGAACCTCCGCCTTTTATTTGTCTAATAATTTCTTTTTTTGATTCTGTCTTAGCCCATGCTTTTAATGGCAATACAAATAGTTTTCCTTTATGCGGTTCTCCAGAGGGAAAGACATGCTGTTCACAGGCAATTTCTAATAGGTGATCTTGCTCAGGCGCACCATCATAAGGTGGTAACTCTTCTAGTGTTTGACAGACAAGACAGTACAACAACCTAAACTTTGGTTCATTATCTTGTTTTTTCTGTCCAAGAATTGGTACATTACTCATAGTGCTCCTTGTAGTAGTCCGTGTAGCCTAGCGTACTTAGGCGGCTAAGGCTATTTTACGATGATTTTGATTATGGTCTAAACGATCTGTTCTTTTAATTGAGTATCCGCAACAAGATTTACCCTTTTTTACGTTTGATTTTGGACGTTTTTTGTTTGCCTTACCGCACTTACGGGCGTCATTACGACCCCCACCGCTTTTACTTTTCGCCAAGAGGTATGCCGTAATCTGGATTCTTTGCGTTATCGTGTCCGCTTTGGAAGTGGGTGTTCAATGCACGCTTAACGATGTTTTGATGTTTGGAAGTAGTTCGAGAATATTTTGTCGTAGATTGTTGCCAACCTGCATCTCCGTGCCATGCAATAGGTGTTCCGTAAGAACGTACTGTATATGTTGGATTTGATTTGCGATATTCACGAGTTTCATCATCTGACATATAGCCAGGGCCAGTAGTACCTTCTACACCAGATAGTGCTGATGCTTGAAAAGGTTCTTTGCTTGAAATAAAATCAGGAGCCTTTGCTAAATTTGTTTTTGCTACTCTTGCCATAATTAATCCTGAAACTGATCTGTGTTTAACCACGCATGTAGGTGGTGTGCCTCAACAATTGCAGATGCTGGTGCTGACTTTTTATTTCCTTTATATTTAATACCTTCTGGAAGTCTAATATTTGCATCGTGTTTGCCTTTGTTTACCGCAGAAATTGCACGTTTTGATGGTCCCAACATAGATGATGGGATTGGCGGATAATGATTACCACGTAAGTGTGCAAGCAAACCAGCATCACGATTTTTGCCTTTCATTGAAGCCCATTCGGCTGCATGCATGCTACCCATAATTACTTACCTGGGTTTACCTTTGCTGGATACTCAGATGTTGCAAAACCATAACCATAAAATGGATGCAGTGTTTGACGATTGGCTTCAGTAGCAGATGATTCTGTACCTACTTCAGTATCTGGGCGAGCCTTGCGATACTTACCATCAGTTGCTCCGTCATCTAGTGACTTGTTCATTGAACGTGATGAGTTAACGGCCATTATCTCTTCTTCCTACTTTCCTCAATTACGGCGTCTACCGTTTGAGTTGATTGAGCGTACTGTTCTTTACGAGATGCTGGATATTCTCCTTTTGGAGAAGAAATAAGTGCACCTGTTTCCCTGACTAAATTATGTACCCTTTGACGTTCTTTAGCACTCTGAATGCGGGTTCTTCTACGATCATTAAACATCATGACATTTTTTCCTTTATTCTTTTAGCGTTTTTGGCTGTTGTACAAGACAAACAATGTCCTTTATTAGATAAAAATTCAACAGGATTCATAATTACCCCACATGTTGGGCAGGGTGCTGAACCATTGTATCTGGTGGCGTTATCAGCAATTTGTTTTGCTTGTAACTCCATTGTTATCATTCCATCTCCGTCGTCCATTAAAACCCTCTTTCATTTGCACAAGTCTGACAAACACGACCTTGACCAGAATAATCCATAGCGCCTTTTTTACCACAAGACTCACACTTCCATGCAGGATTGTCACCCTTTGCTTTACTTACTAAACTCATATACGAACCAGGAACACGTTTTGGATCATTACCACGATCAGGGACCATAGTTGGCATTAGTTACTCCCTAGTGCGTTTCGTTCGGCTGCTTGATAACCAGCAACACCGCCAGAGAACCAGGATACTCTTGGTTCAGCATATTTTCTATCAATAACTACAATTTCATCAATACCAGGTTGTCTACGATCTCCGTAACCAAATCTATCTGGAAATAATTGAATTTGAGGTAGTGGTGGTCTAACCATCTCTTGAATATCTTTTCCAGGAATGTTCATTACCATCAGGGCTTGTTGAGTAAGACGTTCTTGATTAGACGCCCATGGTCCTAGATAAGAGTACCTCTTGGCTACCTTGTCAGGTTGGACAGGTGCACGCCATGGCTTTGTATAATCATAAACGCCATCAAATTTCTGTGTCATCCTATTGCTCCTCTATGAGTTACCCATGAAGTTGCTTGTACCTTGTTTGGTACATCAACACCTAACTCTCCAGCAGCATGTTGATACGCATGAACAAAGTGCTTGTATCTACCCATTGAACTTAAACCTAAATCTTGAGCCATAGTTCCTGTCTGGCGTGGAACTTTTAACTCCTCTAAATTCTTTGGCTTTCCTGATCCAGCAAAGGGTCTGCCCATTGCAATGTCGTATGCGTGACGGTCAATTGTCACAGGCTCTTTATTACTTGGATCATGGATGTTCTGGAAGAAGTTAGTTACTTTATTTCCGCCTAGTACTTTCTCTGGTTCTTCTCCTGCGTGAATTCTTTGAGCCTTTGCAACATTTGCTGGAAGGAGAGCGCTCTTAACATCACCAGTCTTTACTAACTCTTTTGCTTCTCTAACATTTCTATCCCAATCACTTAATGGGGATAATGCCGCAATAATTCCTGCGCCACGTTTTGTGTCTCCTTTACCCAATTTAGTTGCTTCTTCATGGGCTTTCTCATACCACTGATGTCCACCTTCAACAAATGCTGGAGATGCTTCACGATACTTCTTAATAACATTTTCTACATGATCTTTAAACTGTGCTTGAGCAATATTTACATCCCAACGACCGTGAGGATTAACTCCAAAGTAAGCCATATTATGCCCACGCAGGTCTTAGATAAGCAAGCATTGCTTTACGACGTGCATCAATAGTTCCTGGTTCATTTGCAATAATATTTGCTTTACCATCATTTACTAAGTGTGGAGCAGGAGTTAATTGAGTTTGTGGTGCACTTCTTTCTGACATGTACACAACTGCGCCATTTACATTTACTAATTTTGCTTTCATTTGACGTTCAATACCCATCATTGGGCCAAATTGTTCTGGCCAGTAATACATAGATGGCTCAATGCGCTCACCTTTATGAACACCACGTTGATAAGCCTTTTGATTTACACGGTTTTTAATTGAATCTAATAAACGGTCATCTCTTCGAGATCGCATTGTGCCAAGATAGCCATCTGGATACTCTGCAGAAGGAATACGACCAACGCCCATGCGAGACTCATCAATAGCACTACGTGCTATAGGAGTTCCTGCACCACCTTGATTGTTATACCCGTAAAGACCGCCACCACCAAGTGATTGCCAGTTTTGAGATGCAGAGTAGTTATTTACACCACCAGCCATTACACACCTCTATTTCGGCGATTTTTTGCAATAGTTGCATACACTTCATTAACTGAAATCTTTTTACCCTTATTAGTAGCACCACGGCTTATTTGTGACTGTTCTGCAAACTCTTGAGCCTTTGGTTTTGGCTCCATTCTTTCTACCTCGCTAGTTGCGTGTGCACTTGCAACAAACTCTGGGTTAGATTCAACACCAGGAACTTTGCGACCAAAGTAAATATTGCCACCACCCATACGACGCTTATCTGTTCCACCTAAATCATAACCAGCAATCTGACTGTTTTCTATTCCAGCCTTACGTGCTTCTGGAAGTGTGCGGTGCTTTACGCTTATGTCAGCAAATACTTTTCCGCCAGTTTTCCATGCACCTTGGTATACATCACCTGTTGCTTTTGATGCATATTCTTTTTTAAAATTGCTTGCTTGTTCTGCAGTGTATGGAGCATCTGTAATTTTTTCAGCACCAGGAATTGAAACCATAACTCCAGGACCCTCTGGTGATTTACCAGTTTTAAAACTACGACTGGCTCCACCTTGGTTTGCTAAGTTAGCGAATTGTTCATTACTAAGCATTTGGGTTTCTACCACCAGAGTTAGGTGTAACTGTTGTATTTGTAGAAGTATCATCCCAATTAAAAGTTGTGCCCATTGTTTTTTTAGACAAAGATAAAGGTCTACCGTTACCAAGACTTCTATTTTTCCATGCAGTTGCTTGAGCAGCAGATCCTGCTGTAGAAGAACTATATGATAGCGGCGTATCTACGTCTGGCGTTTGTGGCGCCGTTGAATTGCTACCGCCGAATTGTGAATTCGACAATGGCATTTTAGTAGGCGTCGCCCATTCCACCTTGGAAGTTAGGATTTTGACGTCCTGATACTGACGGAATAGTTCTTGCATTTGCCATTGTTGATGCTGCTTCTGGAGAAGTTATTGCACCATATTTTGCAGTAATTCTGTATGAAGCGCCCATACGCTCTGATGCTGCGGCATTTCCTACAAGTACATTTTTTCTGTTTGCTTTTGTACCGTACATTGGTTCTGCGGCTTGTGTATTTTTCTTTGGCATTAATTTACCAACGGAAGGTGTTCCACTCACATTGTTAAATTTTGTAGCATCCATGCCCATATAATCTCTTGCACCAGAAGATGTAATTTGTTCTGGAGTTATATCTTTTTTCATTTTAGTACCTGCTGACTCTAGGTGGTTTGAGGGAATGCCCATACGACGACGCATTGCGTGGCCCATATCTGTCCAATTTGCCATGGTGACTCCTTAATGTAGGTATAAGGATAGAACTAAATTAACTTGCTGTAATGGCGAATACAATGGCGGAAATTTCTCCGTCACGGGATTCAATAGTAGTAAATCCTGGTTTACAGGTTAAATCTAACCCTCTAGGGGCAACATAACCACGGGATATAGCAATTGCTTTCACTGCTTGGTTTACTGCTCCAGCACCTACGGCACGAAGTTTTACTTCATGTTTGTCATAGATTGCGTGAGCAATTGCAGATGCAACGCTTTGAGGATTTGAACTTGCACTAACTCTTAAAAACGGTTCCTCATTAGATACAGGAATTTCAGGTGTAGTTGTCATATGTAGTAGTCCTTTAGGTCGAATTTATGTACCGCTCCTGGAATAAAGGGTAAGGCTAAAGTCTTGGGGCGTCTCTGTATTTAAGGTCCTTCATTTGTTCGGCAACTGCCTTCTCGACCTCGTTATAGAAGTTTTTTCCTAAGAGCCTTGCAAGAGCGTAAGAATCTGCGGCATTATCATCATTAAATTCTATGCCCCATCTCTTGTATATTTGTAACAACATCTCTTGTTTTTTTGCATTTCCTTTGCCTGCTGCAAACTTCTTTAGGGTCATTGGTGGAACTTTTAAAGGAAATTTTCTAAAGTCACCTTCATCAAAGTAATCAAAAATAGTTAAACGAACTGTGGCTGATAACTCCCCCAGTACTAAGGCTGCATGACTAGCAAGAACTGTACCTTCCATTGCTATGTCTAAAACTGTATTGTTGTTTTCTTCAAGATAATCTAGATGATCTATTAACCATTGTCTAATATCAGCAAGTCTTTCAATGCCAAAATAAGGTGACTTATAAACCCACGTTATATACTTTGTTGGATCATCAAATTGAAGTGCAGTTAATGCAAAACCAGTAAGAGATTGATCAATTCCTATTGTTACAGCACAGTCTTTTGGTAAGTGACCATCAATCGCTTTTGTTGGCACGGCGTTCTCTTTCATCTATGACCATTTGCACAGTCCCTAGATAACCCGCCCCATCAACTAGGTTGTCTCTTTTTTGTTGGTGAATTTCTCGACAAATTTTTACCCAAGCCATTGCTAAACCAACTTGTTCTTCAGTTACTTTAGTATTAAAAATAACTTCCCAACCTTTAGCAATGCGATTAAAGTTGTCTAACGGATGATCGTAAGATTTATTACGATCACCCGTTATTAAACGTTGTGCTTCTTCAAGCACAGTTTCGTTATGGAAGTCTGACATACCGTCCTGTTACGAGTTCGTTCTTTGCTTCAGTTGTGGTAGCCATGATTGCGTTAAAGGTCTCATCAAAGGTTGCTTTTCTATTTAGTAACCACCAACCTGCTAATGCAGCAGATGAGTTTGATGTTCCAACCATAAACTTTTGAGAGCCATCAGTAAGTGTGGTGTAGTACCTAGCATTCAAATAGAAATCTACTTGACCCTGTGCACCATTACTGTATCGAGCAATGTATGGAGCAGCCGCTGGATCATAAGCATATGGTTCAGATCCTGACCATGGATTATCAGTTGCACCTACAGATACTGTGTCTGTTAAACATGCTGGAGACTGAGTTGTTTTCTTATTTGAATCATTTCCAGCAGCAGCAATTACAGGAACATTTGCCGCCTTTAATGTTGCAATTGACTGTGCCATTCCTGCAGGAACTCTGCAGTTACCCATCACAGCACCCTGTGCAAGTAGTACTACTGAGATGTTGTACTTCTCTCTATTAGCAATGATCCAATTCAAAGCATTTTGCACATCATCTAAACTATAAAGACCTGCAACTCCTGCTGGAGTTTGATTTACTATTCGAATTGGCAAAATCTTTGCTGATGGATTAACGGCTCTAACTATAGAAGCCATCTGTGTACCGTGATTTAATACTTTATCCGTTGTTGCAGGAGTGTTTGCAGCCCCTGGACCTTCCATGTTGGTTTGAGCATTTGGGCATCTTGCTATTGACATTAAACAAACTTCATATGCAATGTTGTTTGCAAATAAAGAGTTGTTTACTCCGCTATCAATGATAGCGATTGTTGGTTCACCTGCTGCATTAGCAGGAGATATAAGTCCTGTAAGTAGTACCAGAACAAGCATTATTTTTTTCATGTTATGAATGTATCCCTCCGTCCCATTCGGGACTCGTTTGTTCTCCGTGTTATTTCCCTCGAAACTAAAGTGATGTCTCGTTCTTGATTTGAGAGCATCATCTCTAAGATCTTGCGATAAGCATATCTCTCTTCATGGGTATCTCCTAATTGGAGAATCTCTGGATCAGTAGCGATTTGAGCCTTGGCTAAACTTACCGTTGAGCCTTTTGAAGCAGCGCCCATCTTAGTTATGAGTAACTTATTCTCAGCCAGGTCTAAGGCTCGTTGAGCCTCACGCTCACGTAATTGAGCCTGAACTAACTGAGAGGCAATGTAATCAGCCCAACCAGTTAGTGTGGTAAACATCACAGCCAAGTCTTCGCTGCTTAAGTCTGTTATATCTGGAGGAAGTATGGCTTGGTCATACTGTGGTTTAGGAAGAGCAAGCCCCTTCTTCATTAAGACATCTATTTCGTTCATCAGTCTCCAATTAATGCACAGGACTTGCATCCTTTAGGATCAACATTACAGGCAGGTGAAACACCTGCATCAACTGCATCTATAACTTTCTGTGCAGCGTTAAAAATTCTTTCTACAATATAGTAATCTGATTTTATAGTGAACTCTTTGTAGTCTTGATCAGCCTTTAATTCATAAATAAAAACCATTTCATTTGGAGCATCATTACCAAACTGTCTCTTGGCTAACTCTAAGTACATCTGACCTTGAAGTAAATGAGATCTAAATGGACGACGTACATTTTTCCAAGCCTTTGTTAAATCTCCATCAGCATCGTAAAGCAACTCTGGTGCTTCAAATCTAAGGGTGCCTGCACCAATAGATTTAATTTCAATTAAGCAATCTTCTCCAAGACCTTTAACCCAGCCATCGGCATGACCGTGAATACGCAGTGGCTCATGGACAAGGGGTACTTCTTTATACTCGTGTGCATTTGTATCTACTTCTTTAGATACTTCCCAGCCACTACCGTTTAGACCTTCCCAATAACCGTAAAGAACACCCATATCTGAAAGTCGATTTTGCCACTTAGCATGGATGTAATGCCCTTCATCAAAGATATTTTGAAGACGAAGATTAGGTTTGTCTCTCTTTGCCTTGCCACCATTTAATAGGTAGTAAGCATACTTATGACACCAATCAGACTTAATAATTTCAGATGGGTGTAGTACATCTGTCCTTCTATCTGACTCTGGTTGTCTCATTAGGTGGCGTTCTATTTCACCTATTAATCTAGTGTCAGCCTTCTTAGTATCAAGGAACTTGTGTAAATCATTTTTAGGTATTGCCATTAGTGTTCCTTATCTGTACTGAAAATAAATTCTTTTAGGGACATTTTCTTTTTATATTTCTTTTGCCACTTTCTTGTTAAAGCATTGCGTTCTCTATGGCTTAACCCACCCCAGATTCCATGAGGTTCATTTCTTTTAACGGCATCCCACAAACACTCGGCACGTACTGGACAATTGTTTTTTCCTGTTTCACCAAAACAAAATGATTTGGCTTTATCAGCAATACTTTTGTACTGCTCTTTATCACGAGGAGGGTAGAAGATGTCGGTGTCTTGTCCTGAACATCTTGCTTTGTATCTCCAGGCGTACTCTGGTTCGTCCATGTATTAGGCATCCTTGACTTTCTCTAGCATTTCTATGAAGTCGTCTTCAAGAAGAACCACGTAGTTCTCCCCATCTAAATGGATGCCAAGTACTGGCATTCTTCCATCTAAAATTGCCTCTGTTACTATTTTCTTTAAGACCGTAGACTTTATCGTAGTCTGTTTTTTACCAGTCCACTTATGTTCAATCAGCAGGTCGGCTGATCTTACATCGCCTTTACGTGACCAAAACGCACCAGAAGCAGCATTACGAGAACCGTTAACTTTTTTAGCAAGTCTCTTCTCATGCTTCTGAGATTGTTTTTGTCCTTCAGTCTTCAAGTTCTATCTTGCCACTCTCGTAGCCCTCCAGCAAACGAGGAACAATATAGAATAATGTTTCACGCCAAAAACATGGAGAACAACCACAAAAAAGTTCTCCTGAAAGTGTTTCTGGAATTACTTCTTCGTCTCCTTCCCATATGGCTTCAAAAAGCATGTCTGTGTAGTCTTCAACGCCTTTTTCTAAATCGTGTGCCCATGCTTGATCATTAACTATAAACTTTTTATTTTCAATCATTGTTAGAATCTCCAGCCATCGGTACATCGGAGGAATTAAGTACAACTTTTTGTAGTTCTTCCTTGAGATCAATTTCGCCACGGATACTATCAATGACGGGTTCAATTCCTTGCCACTTTCTTTCTCCATAGTAATACCACCCACCCTTACGATCTATAATGCCTTTTACTACTGCAAGTGCTGCAATTTCTTTTGCAAAATCATACTCTCCTGGTAAACAATGTCCCCCTTCTGCAAAATAAAAATCAAAATATGCAACTCTTTGTGGAGGTGCTGTTTTATTTTTTAATGTACGAACCTTAATTCTTTGTCCAATACGAACCTTGTTACCACTAGGGCCAACTTCAATCCACTCGTCTCTACGAATTTCACAACGAGTAAAGAAAGCGTAATTCTTTCCTTCTCCTCCTGGAGTTGTTCTTGGGTCGCCATGCATTACGCCTATTTTCATTCTGTATTGGTTAATGATTAATCCTAAAACAGGACGCTCATCTTCTACAAGGCTTCTTTTAATTGCAGAACCAACTACTCTAAAAAACTTATTGGTGAGTAATGCACCTCTACCAACAGTCATTTCGTTCATATCTTTTTCCATTTCAGGAGCAGGAGAAAGTGCAGGCAAGGAATCAATTACAATTGCGTCAACTGACTTAGATTCAGCAAATTCAATTACTGCTTGATAAGCCTCTTCCATAATGTTTGTTTCAATAACAATTACACGAGAAGTATCAACACCGCACATTTCTGCATACTCGGGAACCCACTGTTCTGCCGCTACCCACACCGTAGTGTGTTCTGGATTTAACTTTTGATTGGCTGCAATAGTTTTTAGAGCAACTGCAGTTTTACCATGAGAAGGTTCACCAATTAATTCATTCCATTGGTTTCCTGGGAATCCTCCTCCCAAAACGTAGTCCAACGTAGTGGAACCAGAAGTGATGCGAGGAACCAAATCGCTGCGAATGTCAGACGCAATAACAACCACATTGTTACCAAATTTTTTGTTAAGTTGAGCAACAATCTTTTTGGCTTCGTCATTCATTACTCTATTCTCCCAATGATTCCTTGTGGATTCCAATTACTTTGAGTGTCATTACCTAAAGAAGACTTTATATTTCCTTCTACTTTTGCACCAGTTAATGAGCCAAATTTACTTCCTGATTGTTGTAAAGGATACCCACAGTCGTAGCATCTTGGAGCAGCGTTTTGAACAGCCATATAGTTATTACTATTACAATCAGGACATAACTGAGTTTGATTTGTGCTTCCAATACGAATGCTTGGTTGTTGAGGTTGTGGTGGAATATAAGGTGTCATAGGTTGTTGTGATGGTGGCATTGGGATATCTGCAGGACGTGCAACTGGCGCTGCTGGTTGCACACCTAATTGTTTAGACCACCAGTCTGCATTACTCATGGTAAATTCCTAAACGTTCTGTACCAGTCCATTGTTTTTCACAACGTGTGCAGAGTACTGAAAAATCTTCTTGCAACCAAGTAATGCTGTACATTTTATGGCCAAACAATTTGCAAAGAAATCTCATTTTGCTTCTCCCCATTTGTTTACTATTTTGACATCAGCAATAAGCGGAACTGTAATCTCTGGAATTTTTATTCCTTCCATTGATTCCCGAATTGCTTCGGCTACCTCTTCTGCGATGTCTTCACGAGCAACTGTAACTAACTCATCGTGTACAGTCAAAATGACATTAGCACCTGGTTCAGTTATAAAACATGAATGTGCTCTAATAATGGCTAATTTCATTAAATCTGCTGCTGATCCTTGAATCACTGTATTAAAAGCCTGTCTTTCGGCTCGTGCTCTAAGTCCTATATCTTTGCTTTTTAAATCAGGAAGGTAACGTCTGCGTCCTAAAACGGTTGGTACATACGGTACTGGACTTTTTGCTAAAGCCTGTCTAATAATTCGTGCTTTGTATTTTGATATGTCATGAAATTTTTCTGTAAATCTATTTAACAAACTTTTAGCATCAGTAACGGTACAACCAATGCTTGCTGCAATTTTATCTGGTCCTACTCCATAGGCAATAGATAGAACAAGAACCTTTCCTGCTTTGCGATCTACTCCCATTGTTTTACCAATTGTTGTGTAGATATCTTCTTTATCTAAATAGTTTTTCATCATAATTGGATCTTTTGAAAAAGCCGCAATAATTCTAGGTTCAATTTGAGAGTAATCAGCAACTATTAATTTGTGTCCAGGAGGAGCAACAAATAGATTTCTAATTAAAGTTCCATACTGACCACCACTAGGTATGTTTTGTAAGTTAGGATCACTACTAGAAAACCTACCTGTTTCTGCGCCGTGTGCTTTAAAGTTTGTATGAACTCGGCCATTGATTAATAAACTTTTTTTATCAAAAACTTTTTCTTTACCCATTGTTGTTCTTGTAACTTCTCCACCTAAATACGGCATAACATATGTGGTCATTAGTTTATTCAAATCTTGGTACTCTAAAATAGCGTCAACAAGTTCATCTTTTGATCTATAAAACTCAAGTGCGTCAGATGAAACTGAGTAATGATTAATTGTTAAATTTTTAGGATCGGTTGCTGAAACTACTTGTCCTCGTGCAGTTAAGGCAACTCTTACTCTTAAGTTAGGTTTTATACCTCTTCCTTCTGGTTGAGGAGAAAACAATAATTCTTGTTTTTCTTTAACCGAATTCATTGCAAAAGGTTTTCCAGTTAATCTCCAAGCCTTGGCCCTTGCTAAATCAATATCTTTTTCAAGACTTGCTTTTAAAGAGATAAGTTCTTCAACATCAATTGTTGCTCCAGTTAACTCCATATCACACAGCGCTGGAATAAGGCTCATTTCTAATTCCCAAACATCTTTTAATCCGTTTTGTAATTTTGGATAAAAAGTTTTATATAAATTCCAAGTAACTTCGGCATCAATTCCTGCGTACTTAGCAACTACAGAAAAAGCATGTGCTTCAACTTCGGCACCTACACCCTTTTCTACTTTTAAACTTAACTCTCTTTCAGCACAAGCAGCAAGACTTAAAGATGTTCGATTTCGATTGTCAATAACAAACGACGCCATTAAAGTATCGAAAAACGGTTTTAAAGGAACAACTCCTCGATAGTATTTAGCAACTGATTTAAGATCAAACTTTACATTATGACCAATTTTTAATTTATCACTAAAAAATAATGGCTTTAGTTCTTTAAACACTTCGCCAGGAAGCAACTGTGCAGGTGGCGCATCAAAAACTGGTTTCCATTTTGCTTGGTTCTTTGAGTAATCAGCATCGGTTAAAGGTTTACCAGCAACTGCCTTGCGTTGACCACTTAACAAAATTTCTTTATCCCAATTTAAAAATTCTCCATTTGGATGACCCATTGGAATAACATCTGTTCGTCCTTCTGTTGCAAAAGAAATCCATAACACATCATTAACTACAGGTTGTAACCTATTATCTCCAACAGTTTCTACATCAAAAGCAAAAGCATCTACTTGTAAATAATACTCAACAAGATCTTTTAATTGATCTTTGTTTGTAATAATGTTCATAATTTCTCCTCATTAAGTTAGTAAGTGGGGAGCCTGAGAACGGAAATAAACAGGCTCCACCACATTGGAATCTTGGTTAGACCAAGGAGCGAGCAATCTTTAGCATTTCGGAGCGAGGGGTCTCTCGAATTACTTCGGCTGTATACGGAACAGCCCGTGCTACTAACTCTTGAACCTCATCGAGGTTCAACTTCCATTCCTCCGCTAGGTCACGACCACGAACAAACTCCATAGTGTAATTTGTTGTAGGTCCTGTACCCATCCGAGAAATTTCCCAGAACTCTTTTGACAGAGGTCCTTTGCGCTCATCTTCGTGAGACTTTTTAATTAAACGTGCAAGTGTTGGTGGGGCTGTCAGGATTTGTACACCCTGTGCTTCACCAGTTAATACAAGCACATTAAAGGCAAACCGTGAACGTGGTTTACTTCCGAGAATATCTGTAAATGGATCATTCTCTGCTAGTGCAACAAAAGATTTTTTGCCAGTAGGGCGTTCAATCCAGTGTTGTTCATAGACACGGAAAGGTCCGTCTTCTAAGAATTTAATTAATTGTGGTTGTTCAGAGAAACGAAACTCTGTTGGAAACTCGGAAGAGTTCTCAGTTAAAAGAGCCTCTGCTGCTTCCCAACCTTGTTGAACCGTAGTACCAATTTTTGGTTCTGCGGTTTCGCTATCTTCGTCCAAGTAACTTGCAGGGTTTGCTGCAACGTCATCGGTTGGTTTAGTTATTGGCATTTATTTCTTCTTTCGGTAATGAGGCACGGAGTATGTTGTATCGCTGTACAACTTTAATATCTACTGGCTCTCGGTGGATGTGATTTCCTTCCAGCGGTTTATTAAAGCCTCTGTAAGGTCTTCTTGGTTAGACCACTCTACACGAGCAGAACCTAGTAAGCCACGCTTTGAAAACTCTTCAATAGCAGACTCAATTAATGCTCTGGTGTACACCCTGTTTCCCCCGATCTTTTCTCCTTTTAGAGTTTTAGATCTAAGTCTATAAGGTGCTCGAGGTATGTAGCCTTTTCTTTCCCATAGGCGAACAGTAACAATAGTTTTTTCCAATGCTAGTGCAAATGCACCGATTGTAAATACTTCTGTTTCTTTTCCACCCAGTGTTTTAACGATTGGGTTTGCATCCCAACCATTACTCTCCCCGTTTTTACGGCGAGAAACTTTTGGATCTTCTTCACGACGTTTTCTTTTAGAACCTGGAATGTATTCCAAATCAGCAAACGCTTCTAAAATCTCATCGTCTCCACGTAATCCAGCCATAATTATCTCTTATTTAAAATCAAAGCCCAAACAATTTTTTGTGGGTACATTAAGTCAACCTCTTCCTCAGTTAACTTCCCCTCATACAATGCGGCCATCAAAGCATCCTCATCAATAACCTGAATAGTTTTATACAACTCAGTTTCAAGACCTTTGGACACAATTAAATTATCAGCCATTTGTGGGTCAATTTTACGAGACACTCTTTTTTGTTTTTGTAACATAGTTACACCATCTATTTCAGTAGATAGTTCAACAAACAAGTTACCACTGCCGTCTAGTTCACCGTTAGCATCTATGTCTTCAAATAATTTTTCTCTTAAAGATTTTATTTCTGACTCAAAATACTCAATTTGTTTTTTAAAAAAGATATATTGTTTAGCCTGGGATTCAAGATCATCTACTGCAGGAACTCTTGGTTCTTCTTCTTTTACTCTTGCCATGTTAACCCCCTCAAGGTCGTTGTTTCTGTAGGAAACCTATCAGACTTCCTACTGTTAGGTCAATTCCACCTTTGGAATTAATGCCTGATCCATCTAGAACAGCGTCTGCTACAGCGTTTTTTTGTTGAAGCATTTCGTGTTGACGTTCCTCTATTGAATTTTCTACTATTAAGTCTTGAATTACAATGCTAGGCCATCTACTTGATGCCCGTTTAATTCTTCCATTTCTTTGTACGGCTAACCCTGCCGACCAAGGTAGGTCATAATTTATTAATAGATTTGCTACAGGTAGGTCAACTCCGTAACCGCCAGCATCTGAAGAAATAAATACTCTGCACTCTGGATCAGTTAAAAATTTTGTTTTACTTGCTTCTTTTTCTTTAGCATTCATATTTCCTGTATACAAGGTTCCACCAACAATGCTTTGGATTCTAGACAGCATACCTACGTACGAAGTAAATATAACTACTTTTGCATCTGGGTCTGTTTCTAAATGATCTAATACATATGTTTTTAATATATCTAACTTTGGATGTTTAGTTAACTCATTTAATAAATCTCTTTCTTTTAACCCATATACGTAAGCACTGCCCTCTCCATCTTGTTTTTGAAACTTTACAACACTATCTGCAAGTAGTTCAGGATGATCACACAACATCCTTAATGCAGTTATTTTAGACATAATAGACCCACGTAACATGTCCGCTTGATTTCCCATCCTACTGTCATGGCCGTAATGAGATGTTAATGAAAAACTAGTGCCCAACAGTTGTTGCGCTTCATAGAGTTCTTGACTTAGTTCATCAGCAATAAAGTTGTACAGTAAAGATGTTTTATTATCTAATGATATTTTGATTGGATCTAGATGAATGGTGTCAGGTAAATAAGGAGCCACATCGGAATCTGTTTGAACTTTTCTAACAGAAATTGTTTTCATTTTTTCATGAAAGATAGGTAAATTTCTATACCTTTGAACACCCCCAAAATGATTTCTAACAATAAACGTTTGATCAAATAAATCAAATCTTCCAAGTAGTTTTGGATCTACAAATTGCATGATGCTATACAACTCTTCTGGCTTACCATTTTCAATAGGTGTACCAGTAAGAGCAAACCTAATTGGAACATTTGCTGATAATTTTTTAACAGCCTTTGAACGTTTAGATCTAAAGCCTTTAATTGCTGTGGCTTCATCGCAGACTATTGCGCCCCAATCTTCGTCTTTAATAGAGTCCCAATCATTAACCACTGTTTCATAGTTGCAGATAATGTAATCGGGAGATCTTACTCCACTAAGTTCTCTATCCCAACGAATTAACCTAGTACTTTTTGAACCATCTATAACTACAGTTCTTGCATCAGAAAACTTTTGAATTTCTTTTTCCCATTGGTACTTTAAACTAGACAAAGCAATTACTAAAATAGGTTTAGTTAATTCACCAGTTTCTTTTAATTTTTCTAAGGCTGCAATAGTCATACAAGTTTTTCCTAAACCCATTTCATAAGCAACAAGCATTTGTTTTCGAACAACCATTTTGTCTACTGCCTCTGGCTGATATGGTTTTAAAATTCCTTTAAACATTATCTATTGGCGTTGGGGCGGTTGCTAACGCACCACACAAAGCGCACTCCATATCTAACATATATAAAGATATTTCACTATCTTCAAACATTGCTTTTACATTCCACAAAGTGGAACCACAGATACACACCTCTAATGGATTATCCCTATCTCGAAGATCCATCATAAGTATGCTGCTTTACCTAAGACAGACGTACGTGCTGTTTGTATCCCACGTTTAATTTCTTCTTCAGTCATATCCCCAACATCTTTAACATCAATTCCTGTGTAATTAAAGTAGGAAAGTTCCATGCCATACTTATGAGAAAACCCACGCATCTGTTCGTTAGCAATATGCCCTGCTTTATCATTATCAAATGCTGCTATAACTTTAGGAACACGGCGCATAATCTTTGCTTGATCTTCACTAATTATTGCTCCAAAAGTAGAGATTGCTTGATAACCTAAACCAGTAAGTCGAACAGCATCTAGAGGCGACTCCACAACAAGTAAATAATTGTTAATTAAATCATCATCCATAATTTCTACACCAAATACTGTTTTAGATTTCTTTACTCCTGCTGGTTGATTCTTAAAGAAACGACCACGGGCACCTTTTTCTTGCCAACCCCACAAGGAACCGTCGTTGGGATCTCTAATTGGAAGAATCCAAGACTCAAGTTTTGTATCCCACCTAACGCCGTGAGCATCTACTGATCCTCGTGTTAAAAATCTTTTCTTTAATTCAATATCAGGTGCATCGGTATACACAGCAAGGCGAGCCTCTGACATCGGTATTTGCTCTGGTTCTGCTTGAATGTACTGTGGTAATTCTTTAATCCTTTTCATCAAAGAATCAATAGGTAGTTCAGCAGTGTCGTCTATATAGTCGCGAGCATCGTGATAATCAATTCCTTTTATGTCAGAAATTAATGTATAAATATTTCCTTTATAACCACATGAAAAACAGATATGAGCACCTGTCTCAGAATTAATCCACCAAGAAGGTCTGTGATCTTCTTTACCAGTTCTTGCTTTGTGCATTGGACATAAGCCATTGACTTCAGTTCCTCGTTGAGCGTGAAGTGGTATCTCTAAAAATAATAAAATCTTTTCAACATCAATCACACCCGCCCCCAATCAGAACAGAAAGTGCACTTCATCATTTGTTCTTCATCATGGAAACAACCTGTTTCCCAACGCCAAGTTAGAGCGGTCTCACTTGGTCCACAGTTACGGCTAGCAACAATCTTTAATAACCGAATATCTTCATCTTCTTCTACTGGTTCAAGACCAAGAATTACATCTGAGTCTTGGAAAAATGATGATGAATAACCTATTGAATCTGCAGTAACTTTTCCAGCACGCATTTTCCATAACAAAGTTTGTGTAGTAATAATAACTGGTTTATTAATTCTTTGAGCAAGTCTTTTTAACGAACGAGTAACATTTGTAATTGCTTGTGGAGTATTCATTTCTCCACTTACTTCATCAAGCATAAGGTAAACACCGTCAACAAAAACAATGTCTGGTTTTGTTTGTTCAATTTTTGCTGCTAATGCAGATACGGTGATGCCATTTACAGCGTCTATTAA